AAAAAAAGGAAAGGGCAGAAGAAAATGCACGAATATCTGAAGGAGCAAATATATGTTGATTTCATGGTCTGTTTGGTTTTTATATTTATCGTTCATACTGTTTGTTTTTATGCTGGCGTTGCTTATGCACTCGCGTGCGGGTGACTACGAATGAGCCGCGAACTAGCCAACAAAATATTAAACAGGATTCGTGATGGTGCAATCTACCCTCCCCACGTCGTTGACGAAGCCCTCAAAGCAACGGGCGACTTGGAAATCCCCATTTACTGATGAGCAACGTGCCCACTTTGAAAAGGTTGCCGCCCAACAAAAGCAAATCGACGATATGGCAACGGCGCGTGAGTTGGTGCAGATGTTCTATGCCAGAGACAAAGCCGAGCGAAACCCTTGGCTACGAGAGGCGTTAAACCGTATCGCCAGTAAGCGGGGGGCTGGGCACGCTCAAAACATTCGAACTTGCATGACGGCAGTTAGGGAAAACGAATATGAAAATGACATTACGGAACAGCCAGCAGGGGGTGGAGCAGATGCGCCAACTGTGGGAAAAGATGAAGCCAGCGCTGGATAACGGTGTTGCTTTGGTGGTTCAAGTTGACAAGGAAACCCGCACGCAAGACCAAAACGCGCTGTATCATTCCATCATCAACCAGATCGCTAAACAGGCTCGCCATTTGGGTTCTACTTGGGACACCGAATCTTGGAAGCGGCTTCTGGTTGATACCTACACCAGAGAGATTGGGCAAAGTTCGGGGCAAGTCATTCCCAATTTGACAGGGGATGGTATTGTCCAATTGGGTCTTCAAACACGAAAATTTACAAAAGCACAAGCCTCAGAATTTTCAGAGTGGCTGATGGCTTGGTGTGCTGAGAATGGGGTAACCATCCATGAGTAAGAAGTGCAAGTCCTGTGGCGTCCAGTTCACTCCTGTCAGGCCAATGCAAAAGGTGTGTAGCCCAGTCTGCGCTATGAAGGTCGCAAGGCAGGTGGTAGACAAGGCTGAAAAAAAAGAAACCAAGCTAAAGCTGGACGCTATGCAGACCAAGCCCCAACTGGTCAAGAAAGCCCAGACAGCCTTTAACGCTTATATCAGGGCGAGGGATGTTGGAAAGCCTTGCATAAGCTGTGATAAACCTTTGGACGGCGGCGCTAACACGTTCGACGCTGGTCACTATCGTTCGGTTGGCTCGGCTTCCCATATGCGATTTGTGGAGGATAACGTCCACGGTCAATGCAAACATTGCAACAACTGGCTGGCAGGCAACCACGTTGAGTACCGCAAGCGCCTACTGGAGCGAATAGGTGAAAGGCAATTGGAACTTCTAGAGACTGACGGAACTCTAAGGAAGTACACCAAAGAAGCCTTGATTGAGATAGCCAGACATTACAACGAACAGGCTAGACAACTGACCAAAGAGGGTCTAAACTGAACCTACTTCTCCTTGTTGGTCTAACCAACTTACGCCTGCCTTGCGGTGGGCGTTTTTTTGGGTAAAATACATATACCTTTGTTTTAGGGGATATACATGACGACTATGGATAAAGTCGGGAATTTAGAAAGCATTAGCATTGATGCGCTGATTCCCTACGCTCGGAACAGCCGCACACATTCAGACGCGCAAGTCGCGCAGATAGCCGCAAGCATTAAAGAGTTCGGCTTTACCAACCCCGTACTGATTGACGAAGATGGCGGCATTATTGCTGGCCACGGTCGCACGTTAGCGGCACGCAAGCTGGGGCTGGACGAAGTGCCTTGCTTACGGTTGGCTTACTTGTCAGAGGCGCAAAAGAAAGCCTACATCATTGCCGACAACAAGCTGGCTCTAAACGCAGGGTGGGACGATGAGATGCTCAAGGTTGAATTGTCAGAATTAAAAGACTTGGACTTTGACTTGTCCCTAATTGGCTTTGATGCTGATGAGTTGGCAAACCTACTGGAGCCTGAGCAGGTAGAAGGCTTGACCGATGAGGATGAAGTCCCAGAACTACCAGAAACACCCGTAACCGTTGAGGGTGACGTTTGGATACTTGGCAACCATCGGTTGATGTGCGGGGACAGCACCAGCATTGATGCGGTGGATAAGCTGATGAGTGGTCAGAAGGCCGATATGGTTTTCACCGACCCGCCTTATGGAGTGGACTACAAAGGTATAAATAACGACTCAAGAGATGGTCTAGAGGATTTACTTAGAGAAGTCTTTGCTAACTATATTGCAACCTCTAAATCAGGGGCGTCAATTTATTGCTTTCATTCAGACCGATGCGCGGATGTATTCCACAAAGTATTTAGAGAGTTCTTTCATTTTAGTTCAATGATTATTTGGACTAAAAATAGTCTTACATTAAGTCAAACAGACTATCAAAGTCAGCATGAGCCATGCCTTTACGGATGGATGGACAATGGAAAACACAGTTGGTATTCAGACCGCAAGCAAACATCTGTTTGGAGATTTGATAAAGAAAGAGTTGTTGGTCATACAACGCCAAAACCAGTTGGCTTGGTTGAAAGAGCAATTAACAACTCTAGCAAAGGCGGCGATGTAATTCTTGATTTATTTGGAGGCTCTGGTAGCACTTTGATTGCATCTCAGAAAATTGGTCGCCATGCTCGAATAATGGAACTTGATTCAAAATACTGCGACGTCATCATTAAACGGTGGCAAGAGTTCACAGGTAAGACTGCCTACCATGAGGTGACTGGTGAAGCCTTTGCGGAGGTTGTAAATGGCTAAAGTAGGCAACCAAGGCGATGGTGGAGGCCGACCACCCGTAGTGTTTGATGAGGCACAGACCGCACAAGTAGAAGCGCTTGCCGCTGTACTATCTAAAGGCCAGATGGCTGATTATTTCAGCATTAGCGAGAATACCTTGCGAGAAATAGAGGAAAGACAACCTGAGGTTTCTGAGGCGTATAAAAGAGGCAAGGCCAAAGCTATCGGTAATGTGGCCAAGAACTTAATAAGTCAGGCTCAAATGGGAAATATTAGTGCGGCTATTTTTTACTTAAAAACACAGGCTGGATGGAAAGAAGATAAAGAAGCAGAGCGAGACTTGCCGCCAATCAATATTGTTGTTCGTAACGATGGAACTAACTGACGCTCAGAGCGAGATATTCAACAGCAAAAGCCGCTGGCGTGTTGTTGTGGCTGGCAGGCGTTTTGGCAAGACGTTTCTAAGCAACGCCGAGTTGATGCGTGCGGCGGTATCTGGCAAAAATAAACATTGCTGGTACGTTGCGCCGACTTATGGGGCGGCAAAGGAGATTGCTTGGGATATGTTCCTTGAGTTAATACCCGCTGAATACATAGCAAAACGCAACGAGTCCAGCCTGACCATAACCCTGCTAAACGGCTCCAAAATTAGCCTAAAAGGTGCCGAGAAGCCAAACAATCTCCGTGGTCGATCATTGGATTTTGTAGTGATGGATGAGTTTGCCGACATGAAACCAGAAACGTGGTTTGAGGTTATTCGTCCTGCGTTGGCTGACAGGCAAGGCTCTGCTATGTGGATTGGAACCCCAAAGGGCATGAACCACTTTAGGGATTTATGGGCGCGTGGGGTTGATGGCCAAGAACATTGGGCGTCTTGGCAGTTTACAACCTTGCAAGGCGGCAACGTGGCGCAAAGTGAAGTTGAGTCAGCCAAAGCCGATATGGATGAGCGCACGTTCAAACAAGAGTTTGAGGCGGCATTTGTCAACTATGCTGGCATCATTTATTACAACTTCCACCGAGACGAAACTGTTTCCAAGGTGGAGGACGATGGCTCAACCCTGCACATTGGGATGGACTTCAACCTAGACCCAATGAGCGCGGTAGTCTGCATCCGTGATGGCGGCACGTTAAAGGCACTAGACGAAATTGTGATCTACGGCTCAAACACCGATGAAATGGTGGACGAGATTAAAACCAGATACAGGAATCGGCAGATTGTGATTTACCCAGACCCAGCAAGCCGACAGCGCAAAACGTCAGCGGGTGGGCGCACAGACTTATCCATTTTGCAAAACGCTGGATTTGTGGTTAAATCTAGAAACGCTCATTCTGCAATCCGCGATAGAATCAACGCTGTAAACGCTAGACTAAAATCAGCGGATGGGCGGCGGCATTTATTTGTTGACCCGAAATGCAAGCAAACGATCAAGAGCCTTGAAAGACAAGTTTATAAGGAAGGCACTAGCCAACCAGATAAAGATTCTGGCTTTGACCACATGAACGATGCGCTCGGCTATCTGGTTGACTACTTGCACCCCATTCACAGACAATATGAAGCAACCCAGCCGACTAGGTGGACATAAATGAGTAAATTTACAGACAAGCACCCTGACTATGATGACAATCAAAATCGCTGGGAATTTTACTTGCGTAGCTACCTCGGCGGCGAGGATTATCAGGGCGGGAACTTTTTAACCCGTTACATAAACGAAGACAAAGACGAATACAACCGTCGCTTGTTGCTGACACCGATTGACAACCATTGCCGCAACATTGTCCACATCTACTCCAGCTACCTGTGGCGTGTACCGCCAAAGCGTGAGTTTGGTTCACTAGAAAACAACCAGTCCCTTGAGTGGTTCTTAAAAGATGCTGACTTAGACGGTCGCTCATTTGACTCATTTATGCGTGAGGCGCAAATCTGGTCTTCTGTGTATGGTCACGTTTGGCTGATGATAGACAAGCCAAAGTCTGTGGCTGGTACGCGAGCAGATGAGTTATCACAAGGCATCCGACCATACATAAACCTTTTCACGCCTGAGAACGTCTTTGATTGGCGCTATGAAAGACTGCCGTCTGGTAGGTTTCAGCTATCGTATCTCAAGGTGCGTGAGTCTATTGTGCGAGACACAGCGACAGACGTTAAGCAAACCTTTAGGGTGTGGACAAAAGAAACCATCAAGCTATACGAAGTCACTAATGAGCAAGAGCGACTGGTTGAGGAGATGGACAACCCGATTGGTGTAATCCCTGCTGTACACGTTCCAGCGCAACGCTCGATTAAGCGTGGCATTGGCATTAGCGACCTCACAGACATTGCCTCAATGCAGAAGGCTATCTATGAGGAACTAAGCGAGATTGAGCAACTTATCCGCATCAGTAATCACCCGACTTTGGTTAAGACATTTGACACAGACGCTACTGCTGGGGCTGGCTCAATCATCAATATGCCTGATGACTTGGACGCCAACCTCAAACCTTACCAAATCCAGCCCAACGGTGGAAACTTGGACGCAGTAAGGGCGGCTATTGGCGATAAGGTGGAGGCCATCAACCGTATGGCTCACATGAGCGCCATTCGTGGGACTCAGGAGCAAACCAAGTCAGGCATTGCCTTACAGACCGAGTTCCAGATGCTTAACGCACGTTTGTCAGAAAAGGCAGACATCTTGGAGTTGGCAGAAGAGCAGGTTTGGGCGTTGTTTGCCATTTGGCAGGATGCGACCCCAGACGTTCAAGTGTTCTACCCAGATTCATTTGATGTGCGCGACTATCCAAACGAACTGCAATTCTTACAGGGCGCAAAGGCATCTGGCGTAAACTCTCGCACGTTCCAGCAAGAAGTGGACAAGCGTATTGCCGACTTGGTGCTGGATGATGAGGAGTTAACCCGCGCATATGCAGAGATTGAGCAGAATACGCAGGTAATCGGTCAATTCTAAATGGCATCAGATTCCGACCACGCTAGGTTTATTGAGCAACTAGGCGAGGCGCATGATAGGCGCATTGTCGGCGCATTGTCATCCTTAGAAGACAAACTGGCAGAGTTGATTGGTCAAGCGCCTTTAAAGCAGGGTGCTTTGTTTGACCTTGAGTGGGCGGTAGCGGCACGCAAAGACATCTCAGCGGCAATACAAAGCGAATACCTTACAGAGTCAAGCAGGATTGTTAACGAGTACACCCAAGCCGCCACTTCCGCTGGGACTATGCTCAACCAGTATGGCGACTTTGTTGGGGTGAGCGATGATGTTATTAGGGCGTTAAAGAGTCAGTCTTTCCAAGGGTTTCAAGATATTGCTGGGACATTCCTCAACGAAATAGCTACCGAGGTCTATCAAAACACCATCTCTGGACGTAGCGCGGCTGAATCGGTGAAGGCTATTAGACAGAAGATCAATGGCGTATATGCCCAGTCAGACCAAGTGGAAATCCAGCGGCTGGTAAACATTGCCAACGCAGGTGGAGCCGCCGCAGAGGAAGCCATCAAGCAACTACACAGCATTTATGCCGCTGATAAGCTGGGTAACAATATGCGCCGCTATTCAAGCCAGATGGTGCATGACTCGCTGATGCAGTTTGACGCTTCTGTGGTCACAAAGACAGGCTTTGACTCAGGTGCAGACGCTTGGAAGTACTACGGTTCCAACATAAACGATACCCGCGACTGGTGCAGACAGCACTCTGGAAAAGTTTACACAGAGGAAGAAATCAGAGAACTGTGGACGCAAAACTGGGCTGGTAAGGCATCAGGAGACCCGTTCATTGTCCGAGGTGGATACAACTGCCGTCATCATTGGCGACCTGTGTTTACCGAGTTAGAGGATTCGCCGCCTGTTGTAGAAGACACAACTCAGGGTAAACCCCTATATCAAATTCCTGCCAACCTGCAATCATCAAGCCAAATTGGCGATTTTGCCACTTCAATGAACGCACTTTCTGACGACCAAATAAGGCTTGTCAATAAGTTGCCGCCTATTGAAGAATATGCCATTGAAAGTCAAAGAGGCTACTATCAGGCGGCAAGAAGAAAGCTGGTCGCTCAACCATTAAAGGAAAATGGTGCAATCGTTAGGCATGAGTATGGACACCACGTTGACTTTGAAATAGGGCGCAAAGTTGGCAATGCTGGTTTTTTTGGTGTGTCAGCTACCGACAAGGCTTTTATTGAGGCTTATGAACTAGACAGAAAAGGTTTGAATCTGCATAAAACAGCAATGTTTGAGGATTCGATTAAGTCGCTTCAAGCCGAGATTTATGATTTTGAAGAAGTAAAAACTGCTTTTGGTACGAGGCAAAAAAAGGTATTAAAGAACGACGAACTTGGCAACTACTCTGACATTGTTGACGCATTAAGCCACGGCAAGATGCAAAAAATGTTTGGTGGCTTTGGTCACGGCGTAACCTATTTCAAACGGAAGGGCACTCGCCAACAAGAGGCTTTTGCCAACCTCTTTGCATTGAGGAATACAAAGTATTGGGAACTTGTGCAAAAAAGGATGCCCAACATGGCAAAAAGGCTTGATGAAATAACTAAGGAGTATTTAGATGAAGGTTCTTGAATATCAAGACATTATTCAGATGCACATTGATAAATTTGGCGTAGAGCCAATTGTTACTGGTATCAACTACGCAATCTCTGGCGATATTGAGGATTTGATTCTTGAGGCGATTGCCGCTGAAGTCCCTTATGTGGAGCAAGAAGTTCCAGATGGTGTTTCAACTTAGTAAGTTGTGATATATTTCAACTGTTTTTAACCACTCGAAAGAGGATACGCACATGAGCGATGAAATCATGGATGATGAAGTAAATACACCAGCAGAGGGCGACCAAAGCGGTGGGGTAAGTAAG